AATGACTTTTGAAATTGCTGGAATGTCTGTGTTGAGCGTAAAGCTCACATGGAACAGGAACTTGTAGCGTGGCTTGAGTTCAAATGAGTTGGATGTGAAGGCTTTGCTTGCGTGAGTGTAATCACGCATGCTGCTAGTGCCAGTAAAGCCTTGTAAAAATTGTTGCCCAAATGTTGGCATGTTAGGCCACTAAGTGTTAGGCGCCTTGACCGGCACCTGTGACCACATCACCAACTGTTCTGCCAATTGCTGTGCCAACTCCAGTACCGTTAGGTGTCTGGTTGGCGTTATCGTAAGCGATTGTCATGTTAACTGTGACACCTTCGTTGGTACCATAGTTCAATTCGCCGTAGTCTGCGCCTTTTAGGTAACAGCCATACAATTCCCAAGTTTCAAGAACCACAGGAGTTGCAGCACCGTTGCCGCCGTCTAGGATTTCAATCTTGGTCAAGAACTTGTAATCAATACCAGAAGCTGCAGACGCCTGTTCCAGGAAGTCCATTTGTTTCTGTAATTGTTCACCAATCAACTTGCTCACGCTACCGCTTGCATCATCACGCACTGAACAAGCAACGTCTGCCCAAGAGTGACGGCCGGCCAGTTTCAACGTTGAGTTGTAGATTGGCAATGTGATTTCTTCGAATGTCAAGTTAGGACGAGCCACGCTCACAACCTGCTTGGTTAATTCTGTTGTTGGCTTTGAAAGGCCAAAGTTTTCAAACATCACTCTAAAGCGATATTTGAGTTTTGGCATCAACAAACCTTGTACGCTAGAGCTTTGATCGCTAGCTAGTGGTACTGTCATGCGCTGTAATGATGAAACTGCCATTTGTTATCTCCTATGTGTTTATTTACCTGGAAAGGTAGGCGGTCGAAACCGCCCCCTTATTATACTCCAGCGCCTCCAGCGATCTCACCAGTGTTCTTGATACGCAACGGAATGTAGATAAATTCCACCGCTTTCACTGGTTCTATGGCAATATCAACCCACAGTTCGTTGCGATCGATACGTGCTGGCGTGTTGTTGCTCAAGTCGCAAACCACCAAGTAGTCATAGATCGCACGTTTGGCAATCAAGTCAATCATCAAGCTGTTGCATGTGTTAGTGATTTCATTGCGTGTGATTTGATCGTTAGGTTCAAACAAGTACAGTTTACCAATTTCTTCAAGACGTCCACGCAAGAATGCAATCAATCGTGCAACGTTGATACGATCCAGGGCCGTGGTAGTTACGGTCGAAGTCTTGTTACCAAAGTTGGTGATACCAATTCCAGGGATAAACGTGATTGGGTTGATGTTGCGCTCATACAGGATGTCGCGCACACTCTGACTCACGCCAATTTGGTTGAACTCACCTGTTGCAGCATCAATGTAGCCAATTGCGGCGGCATTGTCAATTACACCACGACGTGTACCAGCCGGAGCTAACCATGGATAACTTGCGGCGTCACTGCGCAGGATTGTGCGTACCATCATGTGACTTGGGGGTGCAACAACTGTGTTACCACCAAGGTCTGTAGTTTGGCAACTTGGGTAGAACACACCGCAATAGTTGCTGGTTGCTGAATTACCGTCACCGTTTGGTTGTCCCAGGCCATTGTTGTCTGTAGCAAACGCTACCAGGCTGTTGCCATCTGGTCCAAGACGCATTGGTGTATCGCCTACGACAAACAATGTGTTATTGCGCTCGTTGCTGAGTGCAATCATGTTTGGTGTCAACTCTGGGTAAGCAGGTGTAGCAATAATGTTGAACTGTGTTTGTTCTTCACGTGCTGTGACACTGGTATCAATACCAGATTTCAGTGCTTGAACAATCAACTGACGTTGTGCCAAGCGACCAGACCACATGGCACCGTTGTCTCTATTGCCACTAGCAGTGAGCCAGGTGTTGGTGTTGATCAAGGCCCAGTATGTGCCATCTCCTGGATTCTGATTAGCAGTGGGAGCCAAAATACACACATAGATGCCATTGTTATAGCTCACAAATTCATATACACCATAAGTCACAGTAGATGACCATGCATCAATTGCATAGTCTGTAGCTGTGGTTGTGAAGTAGTTGCTTTGGAAGCTCTTGACATTGTAGCCTGAACGACGTGTGTTAAACAACAACATGCCTTGAGGATACAATGCAGAATCTGGGGCATCTGGATCAAGATAATCGCTATCTAGTAGATCTTGGATGCTTGGCAACGGATCTGCCACAGGATCTGTAGTTCCATTGGGTGCCCAACGTGCGTCGGCAAACAAGATACCATTTTGTGTAACTTGATCTGAGGTGTCAATTTCTACCCATTGATCAAGTCCGCTTACACTTTCCCAACGATATAGCTTGGGATAGTTTTCTAAGTCCGATGTGTCTACCCACAAGTCGCCGTAGACCAAGTCACTCTCAGCTGCGTCTGTTTGTGTGGTAGGTGCTGTGGCTGAAATAATAGGACCAGTAGCATTACACAAGGTCAAATCATAACCACGAACATCATTGGACACCAATTGATATCCTTGCCAGACTCCGTTGTCTTGGATCATAATGTCTACTTCGTCAACTGCACTATAGTACCACAATCTTCCATCTGCAGGATCTTGATCTGGTGCTGTTGGGCTAGATGTGTAGGTAAACAATGGTGTAGTTACAAAATTACTCAATACCAAAAAGGTTGAATTGACTGGACTTTGACGTACCTTGTCTGTGGATGTAGTAAATCCTGCGGTAGTGATAGCAGTTCCTGACACGTTTTGCAAAAATATTGTGCCGCCTTGACTGTGTGTGAACACAATATTACCAGCAGTATTAACACTTGCCGACACATAAGGAACATTAGCAGAACTAACAGCCGTGATAAAATCTGCTACAGTACCTGTACCACCAATAGTAGCGGTTCCAGGGTTTGTGGTAGATTGTCCTGCAGCAGTGGCCACAATATTAAAACTATTGCCTACTGTGAATGATGTTGGTGTTGTGGTTCCTATTACTTCTGTTGCGCCAGTTGCATAACGATTTAGAATTTCAAATGCAAAAGTTGTCAACGGTGTTGTAGAATAGAAAAAAGAATTGTAAATTGCAATACTGGTACCTACAGGAATATTCTTGCCGCCGCCAGTGGGGTCAAGCGCATATATTGCAGGAGTATCACTACTGTATGCCGATACTGTTTGTGACACAAAAGCACCCAGGGTGGCACTATATGACTTAAAGCTCAAATTTAATCCGTTGTTGGCCGTAGAAAGATTTTGCCATACAGATCCGGTTGGACGACCACCATCAGTGTCAGTAGTTCTCCAGCGTGGTTGTTCATAACTGTAAGCTGGTTCATAGTCAGGAGCTGCGTACTCTCCTGCCGCGATACCCAGTGCAGTGAGCAAAGCTGAGCCGCCTACAGTACCTGCATCAATTGTTACAACGCCATTGTTGCTCAGCGTTGTTCCATCGTTGGCTGCTGTGCTGTCTGCATAGATACGCAACACATTCAGAGTGGCAGTGGCAGTAACACCTGTTATACTAGCGGCGTTGATATTTGCGGCCAATCCTGCCACTGTGGCAGTGGTCACTGTGATCAATGTGTCATTGATGTAGATATTGCTACCTGCTGTCAAGCTAGTAGGAGCTGCAGATCCTGTGATGGTGGGCCATGAGGTTTTCCATGCATTGCTACCAATTTGATTCCAGGTGTTGTCAGATTTTTTATAATAACCAAACATGTTTGTGCCCACTGCTACCACTGCATAATCTCCGATTGATCCAACGGAAGCCTTGGGAGTGTTGCCTGCAACAGTGCCGTTGCCGCTCACAGTATCAGTAGCATCAGTGATAACTAGTGGTGCCACATTGGTGAATACAGCAGTGGTTTGATCCCATTCAAAAATACCCCAGTTGCTGACTGTGGTATCCAACCAATAATCGCCATTGTTGGGATTGCCAGTTGGGCGTGTCAAGCTGGCAGTGAGTTCTGTTAAGTCAACATCAACCCGTTGTACATACGCACGGTTGGTCACACCCAGTGCTGAGTAAGCGGCTAGCAAGCCATACTCGTTGAGTTCGTAACCGTTGATTGGTGTACCAGTTGTGGTGTTGTAGAAGAATGGCACACCAAATGTGGCTGCCAAATCACGTTGACTGGTGATTAAATATGTTTTGTTTGCATTAGCGGCAAGTGTACCAGCTGCTACGGTTACTCCGTCGCTGGATACTTTGTTTTGTGCTGTGGCAACCACAAAGTAAGGTACTGTGTTAACGGCTGAAGGGATATATTGACTCTCGTCAATTACTGTTACTTCTACGCCTGGTGATACTAGAGCCATAATGGTTTCCTTTTCAAGTTCTAATATTTATTGACAAGTGCCAAAAACGGCTGAGTTGAGTACCCTTTGGCAAAGGTCCACCATAAATACCCCATGCAAAGACCTATTTGTCAGTCATGCCATCAGCGACCATGTGCTGTAAACTATATCAAAGAAGATGTCACTCACTATAGATCACGATGTGAGAACTGCACAAGAAAAGGACGGGGGCTTCGACCACGAGATCCGCGTTGGAAAAGTGCCGGTTACAAGAAAAAACCCGCATGTGACAAATGCGGGTTCAAGGCCAAACTACTGACTCAGTTGTTGGTGTTTCATGTTGATGGCAACCTCAACAATTCAGAACAAAGAAATTTAAAAACAGTTTGTCTCAACTGCGTTGAATTACTTAAAAAATCTGATGTTACTTGGAGGCCTGGCGATCTTGAGCCGGACTTGTAGCCAGTGCCTTGACCTGCTGATACAAATCGTCTAGGGTGCCGTTGTTGTCTAGCACTGCATCAAACTTTGTGCCCACCCAGGCAGTTTCGCTGGCATGAATGCCTAGCTTTTCCATTTTTTTGTGACTTAAGGCCCAGGTAGTGTTGCCATTGGCGCCACGATTTACACTTGCCGCAGCCTCGTACCAAGCTGGTTCAGGACCACGTACAACTCTGATGACCCGCCCACCAGCATTTTTGATTGCTTTAATTTCGTTGGGGAAACGGCAGTCACTTATAACAACATCATCTTGGCTGTGACGCAGTTTGTTTTCCAAACTGGCAATCCAGATATCATCATGAAAGCCGGCTCTGCACACTTCTGTCCCCCAGTACTGTAGGATCCAACGTGGTGTTAGCGTGGGCATGTGCAGGCGTTCTGCCCACCAAGGATCTACTTGTTCACGCCATTCACGGGCTTGTTTTGTGCGCCCTTCCAGCATGGTTCTGTCCCAACCAAACACTTGTGCCACAGCATCTTTTAGTGTGCTTGCAAAGCTCTCTCTACGAAAATGATGCAGGTTTACCAGGTAATCAGCAATGGTATCTTTGCCAGATCCAATAAATCCACAGATTCCAATGATCATTTGAGTTCCTTAACGTTGAGGTATTTAAGCGTGTCTTGAAGCATGCCAATTTGTCTGCGGCAATCTTCTAGTGCATGGTGGCTTGTGGGAGGTATAGGCTGTTCTGGCCATAAACTAAACACCGTACGACTGTCACGTACCATGTAATACTTCCAAGGCAGTGGTTTGTTGTAGCTCTTGTAGGCATGCTCAAGAATGTTCATGTCATATGTGGGACCTTGACTCCATATCAGTCGGGAGTGCCAAATTAACCGGCCTAGTTCGTCTAGGGCTTGGTCCAATGGGATTCGCCCTTGCTCTCCGAATGCTTCTTCCCTGGCATGTTCGGGTTGAGTTGCCCACCACTCAATTGTGCCATTGTCAATTGAACGATTTTCCTGGCTTTCCAGAGTAACTCTAGCATAGTAATGTTTGTCGTAGTGGCCCGAACCAAACGGATCAAATGCTTGAGCGGCTATGGTAAGAATAGTGGTGTCGGGGCCTGTTGCCAGGCCCTCAAGATCAATCATCAGGTGCATTCAATGATTGTAACACAACTGCAATGGTTTGTCTAGTGTGTGTTAACCGATTACCCAGGTAAGTGGCTGACTTGCATCCACATACATTTTGAGTTCTTCAATTTTGGCATCCATGATCTCTTTGCCTTCAGTCTTCATTTGAGTACCGTTTAGCTGTCCGCCACCTTGTGGACCAGCAATTTGCGCAAACTTTTCACGTGCTTCACCAATGATCATTTTACATGCACCGACCATATAGTCTCGGATCCACTGACTGATTTGGTAGTCACTCAGCAACTGAATTTCAGGTTTGGTTTGATACACCCAAAGCAGGACATTTTCGCCTGTGCCTTTTGGATCTCGAATCAACTGCAATTTCTTTGTAACAGGATTCCAGGTGTAATTCATGTATGCACCAAACATACGTCCGGCCAGTTCAACGTATTGGCTGTAGAAGTCATAAGTGGCTAGGCCACCAGCCACGTTGAAGTTCATGAGGTAAACGTTGATTGACGCTTGTGCAAACGGATCAAAGTTTGATGCAAACGGACCTGTAGAATCGCCAAATGTTCTGCGGAATATTTGACGCACACTATACACT